CCGGTCTTGCGGCCGATGCCGCGCACGTTGGCCTTGACCTGGTTGTAGAACACCTGTGCGCCGGCCTGCGCGGCGGGCCGGGTGGCAACCTCGGCGCCGTCGGCGAGCTGGTCCATGCCCAGGTCGCCCAGCAGCACGTCGATGCGAAAGCCGCTCATGCCGTGAGCACCTTGCGGCCGCGGATCTCGAGCCAGTCGTCGCTGCCGGCCAGCGGCGCCGGGTGGCCGACGATCTCGTACTGCACGCCCTTCCACTGCACGCGCCAGGTGGGCAGCACGTCGCTGCGGGCGCGGATGATCCACTTGGCGTCGATGGTGGCCGAGTGCGCGGTGCCGTGCGCGATGTCGCGGCTGCTGATGCCGGCGTTGTGCGCCCACACCTCGGGCGTGGTCGGCACGGGTGCCCAGGCACCGTTGGGCTGGCCCAGCCCGTCCTGTCCAGACGCCTGCACGAGGAAGGTGATGCGCTCGTGCAGCTTGCCGGCGTGCATGGCGGTGGGCCCGGTGGCCATCAGTACAGCCTCCACGGGTCCAGCAGCCGGGCCAGCAGCGGGTGCGCCTGCACGGCCTGCTGCGCGGTCAGCTCGGGCGACTGGATCAGCTGGCCGACCAGCGCGGTGATGAAGGTGCAGATGCCGGCCGGCACGCTGGCCACCTGGTCATTGGCCACGCCGGCGGTCAGGTCGATGCGCACGCGCGGGCCCAGCGCGATGTCGCCCAGCGTGGGCCAGCTCTGCCCTAGCGCGGGCGCCAGGCAGGTGCCGTTGCCGGTGACGGCATCGGGCGCGAACACGTAGCCGCTGCCGGCCAGGCTGACGAAGGCGCTGCCGTTCCAGTAGGTGATGGCGCAGGCCGTGGCGCGGTACACCGGGATGGCGTCGGCAGCGACCGGCCAGTCGGCCAGCTCGGCGCGCCAGGTCTGGGTGACCAGCTGGCGGCCGGTCTCCTGCTCAGCCACGGCGCGGGCGCTGGAGATAAGGCCCGGCAGCAGCGCGTCGAAGCGCGTGTCGTCGATGCGCAGCGCGGCCTTGGCCTGGCTGACGCTGACGGGCTCGACGGTGGGGGCGGTGAGCAGGTACATGGTCACGGCTGTCGCGGGCCGACCGGCAGACGATTGGCTTTCCACGCGCGCGACCCCAGCGCCCGTGCCGTCGCAAATGGCGTGCGCGCGCCGACCAGCCCGTACAGCGCGCCCGCGCCGTCGCAATTGCCGCCGGCAGTCGGCCCCACATCCAGCGTATAGGCCGGCGTCGCCACCGTGCGCCCCAGTTGCGCAATCTGCGCCGATGTGGCGCCGGACTGGTAACTCATGGTGGCGCTGGTCAGCACGTTGTTGCTGCCTTGGATGGACGAGCTTGTGCCAGAGAGAATCGCCAACCCAGATGCGCAATCGACCGCATTGTTGAACATGTACACGCGGTTGTAGTCGTTGATCTGAGCGGCCCTTGATGTAGTTGTTGGCGACCCACTGGTTAGTCATTGTTGCTGGACTGCGCGTGGTGAACCCGAGCACAGAACTGCCCGACGCGCGGGCCATATGCACCAGTTCGTTGCCCGCGATCAGCATGCCGCCCGATCCGTTGCCGGTCACCGCGAAGCCGGGAACGTCGATCACACGGTTTCTGAATACCCGGTTTCTGGATTCGTCCACCTGGAACACGCTGGCGTCCACCGTGCCCGGTATCAGCCACCCAGATCCACCCGTCCCATCCAACCCGGCCAGGCCGAGCTTGATGCCGTTGCTTGTGACGGTGTTCGAGCGAAAGTCCCATTCGGAGGCGAAGCCCGATGCGGTTGAGCCTGCTGCCTGTCCCTGAAGCGGCAAATACGCGTCGCCGTAGCTGAATGACGGACTGATGTCGTGAATGTAGTTGTCGAAGATGTCGGTGTTGAATGCGCAGCCGAAGGCGTCTTCGCATTCGCCATACATCTCGTTGTCGTAAAACCGCGCGACGCGCCCGCCTTCAGCGTACATTGCCAGCCCGACCAGTTTGCCGCGTGCGATGGCGGCGTTGTTCGTGCCCGACGAATAGAACCGCCCGTCGTAGCCCTTGTTGCGGTACATCTCGATGCGCGTGCCGTTGGGCGGAACGTACACGCCATTGCCCTCGGCGTAATCGCACCGCACGGCATAGGTGCCGCACCACTTGGCCTCGTTGTCGTATATCAGAATGGTCTTGCCCGCGTTGATGGTCTTGTCGGTCGTGCAGTAGAAGCCGACATGGATGCCGAAGGTGGTGTAAAGCGAGCCTTCGACATAGTTGCCGTAGACGCTGGAACCCCACGCTCCGCGCACGACGAGGCCCATGTTTTCCCATGACGCCAGCACCGGGTAGGTGGAGTGGTTGCTGTTGGCCCGCGGGATGCGCCCCGTGGCCAGAAAATTGAAATCGCTGCACTTGATGCGCCAGCCGGTCACGTCGAGGTTGATGCCCTGTATCATAATGGCGGCCATCTGCCGGCTGGCCGCCGCATTCAGCGCCTCGATGCCGGTCATGTCCACGTTGAAGCCAGCGGTGCCGGTGGCGTGGAATGCGATGCCGTTCGCCGTGCTCTGCGTGGTGGCGTTGTTCGTGCGGTCGCCGAAGATGATGGATCGGCCCCGCACCGGAGAACCGGGCATGTTGATGGTGTCTTGCTTGAATGGCTGGTCGATAGCCACGCCGCTGGCCGTGAAATCCGCCGCATCCACCGGGCGCAGCGGCCCGCCGATGCTGGCATCGAGAAGCACACGGTCGCCGGCCGCGATGTTCCCGGCATTGATCTGGTCTGCTATGAACTTCGCTTTGGCAGGCTTGAAACTCTGATTGTTCTGGGCGCATTCGGCCACCGTGGCGGCCCACGGGCCAGCGTAGCCCGTCTGTCCGGTCATCACGTAGGTGGTCATGTCATGCCCCCCACGTCAGGTAGCCGACGTTGGCTCCACTCACAACCAGACATAGGCCCGACACCGCCGCGCCGTATGTCGGCGCCGTGCCAATGGGAATCGACACATTGGACGCCACCGCAGTCGCCGTACTGCCCAGCACATCCGGGCCGCTGGCGGCGGTGTTGTCGTAAATGCGCACCGTGCCGACGACGCTGGTCGTCAGGAACAGGCTGTACGCCGTAGCCGGGCCGTTGGCGACGATGTAGGTGCCGGCTGCGGAGAAGTAGAACGTCTGCACGGCAAGATCGGCGACAACGCCGCGCTCCAGCCATCCGGTAATCAGCGCGGAATCGGCGGTGCTGATGCAGTCCCAGAAAGTCGCGGTGTCGGTGCGGTAGCAGTAGCTGCCCTGCGTGGCACCCAGCGCAAGCATGGCGGCTTCGCTGGCCGGCGCCCCGACGAAGCTGGAAGCGCCGATGTCGCGCAGCACGCCGCTCGGGTCGTAGGCGTCGCCGCGCCCGATGAGCACGCGCGCGTACCCGTCCGACGCGGTGTACGTGAGCCCCGCGCGCCACTGGCCCCCGCCCGTTTCGGCCGGGCAGGGGCGCAGGATGACAATGTCAGGCATTGCCGTGTACCCGATCAGTCGGTCATCGGGCTGGAGGTCAGGTAGCGCGCGCCGTACAGGTCGTACACCACGTTGCCCACGGCGTTGGCCATGCCGGTGACATCGACGCGGAAGCAGTCGAAGCTGTTGGCCGAGTCCAGGTCGTCGGCGTCCACGTCGATGACGTAGCGCAGGCGCTTGCTGTTCGTGGTGTCGGTAACGAAGGTGTTGTTGCTGACGGCGGTTTCCACCATCACCTGCGACGCGCCCACGTCGATGTTGGCCAGCATGCGCGTGAAGGCCAGGGCCTTCTCGCTGGTGCCGGCCACGGCGGTGGCCTGCTTCAGCGTGACGGTGCCGCCGGTGACGGTGGTGGCGTTGAGCACGTCGATGGTGACGCGCAGCCGGCGGTAGTTCTTCATGCTGACGTACACGCAGTCGCCCACGGTGGTGGTCAGCGCGGCGCAGCACGCCGCCTGCACGGAATAGACCTGCTCGTCCAGGCGAGCGTTGAGGTTCAGTGCCATTTCGATTTACTCCTGACAGGGCCGGCGCGCACGCCGGCCAGGGGTTGAAAGATCAACGCGCTTCCAGGCGGATGAA